CCAAGAACATCTCTTTAACAGCTGTAGTCTCAATAGGAAACTCAACAAGAGCTAAGTTCATCCAATTTATTATAAGCCCATCTGTGCTATCTGAGTCTTCTGACCAAGCCCTGTCACCGGTCAAATTATATACAGCTGCTTTAATGTCAGCTCCTGTCATTCCTTAACCCCCTTTATAAAGAAAAAGGGGAAAAGATTCCTCTATTCCCCTTGTAAGTAAATATCCCTAATTTATGCCGTCAATATTGAGATTATAGACCCCCCAGTACCGGCTATTACTAGGGCGGCTTTATTAGCCGCAATTGAAAGAGCTGTATCTGCTGCTTTGTTCTTAACTAATAATGCGGTCTCTGCGTCATTGTTTTTAACGACTATCCATTGGCCCGCATCTAAACCGAGAATCAAATTCTTGGCACTGGCTGCAGTTACTTCAACTAATCTAGCTTTCTTTTGAGCAGCAGTCAGAGTTAAATCTGCTTCTGCTCCTACAGCTGCTATCACAGTGATGGTATCTGTTCTGCCATTGATCTCGGTGGCAGTTGCTTTGGGAGTGGTTAGTTCATTACACGCTACTTTGGTAGTAGTAGTTAGTTCATTACACGCTACTTTGGTAGTAGTAGTTAGTTCATTACACGCTACTTTGGTAGTAGTTAGTTCATTACACGCTACCTTGGTAAAGTTAGTAGTATCTTGGGCCATTATTATTTACCCCCTTTACGCACCGGCATTTCCGATGATACCCCTCCAGTCAGAGTAGCCAACAGAGAATCTTAAATATCCCCTATATTTAGCTACCATACCATCAAAGTTCTCGGATTGCTTAAATTCAGGCTTAACCCTCCAGAAGAAGATTAGCTGAGCAATGTTGGGATCCGTAAGGAACCAAGCATTAGTGTCAGTTAAGTAATCAAGAACCACAGGGGTCAATCTGCCTCTGATAACATTGGTATCATTATTAGCAGAACCTACTACTCCGGTAGACTGAAGCAGAGTCAAAGCTGTAAACTCAAGTTCAGGAGGAACTACAAGCTTCTTAGCTCTAGCTTGCATTTTCAAGCCTTCCTCAGTAACCATATTGGTTCTCATCATAGTGATACCAGTTTTAAGGTTGGTATCATTCAAAGCGCTAGCTGTCATTAAGTTATCAGCAACGCCGCCCTTGATAACGGGATGGGAGTCAGAGAATAGAGGAACTCCATCATAGCCGTTCACAGCAAAGGCGTTGTTCAGAATAGCTGCAGCAGTTATTTCCACCGTAGCCCTACCGCCGATACCCAGTTGACGAGGCAGCTTTTCAACTACTCCATAAAGATCGTCGTCAGCAAATTCTCTCTCAACCTGGATCATCTTAGCATACGCCTGATGAACGTAACTTACTTCACTGCCCTTTGCCATATCTTCCTCATTGATGTTCTGGCCGGGATTCTTGACATCCCAGAGACCAGTTCCAGCCATGTGGAAGTCATATTCTCTGGCTTTCTTAGACCTCTTTACCTGGAAGACATCCGAATATTGCTCAGGAAGCTCATCATATGCGTCAAAGAAGATTCTCCTGAATTTAGGTTCCAGTAATTCCTGGAAATTTGCACTAGTCTGCATTTATAACTTCACCTCCCTTTACGCGTTCCAAAGCTTCGCAGCAGAAATAACACAATCTGTGAATCCTCCTACAGAAGGAGCAATAGGTATCAAGAACCCTCCTGTAGTATCGTTAAAGTCAATTTTACCATCTGTTTGGGTATCATATTTAGCAATTCCCCAACACATAGCTGTAGTAGCATCATCTACGGTGCTTGCAGTGTAGTTCTCTACACGGATAACGGACTTATTATCCAAAGCTATAACATCTAATTCCGCAGTACCATCAGCTGCGGTCGTTACTGCTCCTAAAGATATACCAATGATACCGGCTGCGGCTGCTCCAGCCTCAACACAATTACCATTAGTACTATCCACCATTATTAGGTCTCCTTTAACGATACTTTGAGAAGCACCAACGGTTACTCTCATAACTGTTGGGCCACCAGTACCCCACAAGGAACGTATATACTTAAATTTCTCAGCCATAATATATTATCCCCCTTTCTGGGCTTTCTTATAGGCTCTATAAGCATCTATATTGTCTATATTCTTGAACGCCGAATACTCATTAGCGTCCATACCTACCCGAGCGGCATTAGTAATTAATTGCTTATCGGGTTTTTTAACTTGGTCTTGTGCATTGCCCACAGGATTTACCAAGCCTTTGGATTTCGCTTTAGCTTGACTGTTCACAGCTCTTTGTTCAGCATCTCTTACTTTTGCGTCTATACCCAACTCCCCTTTCACTAAGACATAAGCATCTTTCAGCGACAGTGATGGGTGTTCCTCCACTTTGTTCAGGACATCATCCATAAATAAGTCTATATCTGCGTATCTCTTGTCAGCCTTGAGCTCCGTCATCTCTAGCTGTCTATTGAGCTTCTTTATTTGTTTCTCCTGCTCAGTCTGGGCTTTTCTGGCTAATCTCATATTAGCTACCTGCTCAGCTGGGATCCCGAGAATCTTAGCTTGTTCTTCATTAGACATATTGTTGAGTCTCGTTATAAGCTGTTCTCTTGACAAGCCAGAAACTTCAGCTATTCTATCTATTGCTGTCTCAGCTTGTCTAAGCTTCTCGATTTTCTTTTCCATGTTAGCTACACGAGTGCGGATTATTGACTGAACTTGTTCTTTGGAGTACATAGGGGCATCATTGGAGCCTTGCCCTTCTGTTCCCTCTTCTACATTCTCTTCAATTCCCTCGGGTTTAGTTTCATCTACAACTGGAGTATCGTCGTTATCCAGGTCCGTCAGATCCTTAACCGAGATTACAGCATTATCATCTGGATTGCCAAGGTCTGCAGTTACTTGAGCTTGATAATCTTTCTGCGTAGTCATAACATCCTCCTTATCCTTAACGCCGGATTAGCGAATATTTCGGCTGTAACGGTGCCGAATCCGATTTATCACTTTTATTGTACCACTAAATCTTCTGTATGTCAATTAGCTCACAAATAATTTTTATCTTTTTTATACTCAGAATATACAATGTCAGTCGTACCGTTGTAACCACAGTATGGGCATGTCATTATGCGATCTTTAGTCCATCCTTTGTCCCTAAGACCTATCCTCTCGCATTTAGGGCATATAGGTAACATGTTGACCCTTTTCATGCCTGGCTTAGTCTCTATGTAAGTAGCTAGCAATGGATCTTGTACAGCATGACGAAAATGCTTTAACTCCAAGTCTTTGTCGTCGCTATTTATTTTAATAAGCACCTGGCATTCCCCCTCCTAAACCAGCAAATATTTGTTGTAATACCTCAGGAGGTAATTGTTGTATAGCTTGTTCTAACATAGCTAATGCGTCAACAGGAGGTTGTCCTCCACCGCCCATCATGCCTAACATTTGACTCATATCCATTTGTCCAGGAATTTGCTGCTGGTCCTGAGGCAACACTATGTCATTAGCCATAGCTAACTGCTCAGCAGAATTATTACGGCCAATGAATTTACCCTGGGGATTGTATGGGTCAACAATGGGATAATTCAAGACAGTTTTGAGCGTAGCTCTGGCTTCTTCTTGAGTAATGATATTCTCCCTGTGTAGCTCTATGGTAGATTGATAAATGAACGATGGTGAGTTAGGCATACCAGCCCCGAAGTCAACTTGTATCAAGAACTCTCCCTTACGGGTCATGACCTCTCCATTCTCGTCTATCAAGTCTTTATACATATCAGTATTCGGATCTTCACTAGACGGGTCAAAGTTTTCATTCAAAGTCTTGATAGGAACATTCTTCAAGTCTGAACCACGGAACCACAGAGATTCGGTCTTCATGCCTTCTTCAAACTCAAATGCCCTCTCAACATCCATGAACTCCACTACATACTCATATACAAGCTTCATAACTTGTACTAAACCTTCTTGTAACATGAGCTTCTTATGTTTAGCCCTACGGGAGCCAGCATCTTGCATTTGTGCAATAGCAGCAGCTGAACGTAAAGAACCACTACGACGACCTTCTACCACATCCGTCCGACCAGATACTACTTCTGCCTCTTTGAACCCTTCACTTCTGCGAGCAGGTATGTAAGCAGGAATAGGTACAGGCTGAACAGTTCTCCATGCTGTGGGGTCTTTAGCGGGGATCTTAAGACCAGGTAAATTAGTCCATTTCTTCAAGTTAACGCCAGCAGCTTGACCAACTACTATTTGTATATTGCCCATCAGTCTAGCGTTCATGCGTATCTGGTCATCTAAGTCATTTATTAAGTCTTGAATAGGCATAAGCTGCTCAGTGTCGCCCATGCCCCATAGTCTACCTTTACGCTTGTAACAAGGAATAATAACATAAGGGTATTTACCATGAGCATAAAAGTCGTCATGTGAGCCATCTTCGTTCTCGTCTTTAGCTGAATCCTCTAATATAACCCCGCCAGCAGCATAAACCCTCCTGAGTTTATCGTCTTCATCTATCTCCCAGAACTCTATAAGCAAACATTGGCTCTTAGCAATCTCTTCTATACCAGACTCATTGTCCTGGTCCTTAAATATGCGAGGGTCAAAGCTACTGAATGACCCCTCCGGCTTCACAGATGCTGCTTTAGGACCGAACCGTCTGCGCAAAGCTTTCAGATTATACGGGATAGCTCTTATGAAGAAGTCT